GTACATGCACTTACTATGGTGATGACAGTTTTTCAAACAGGGAGTTTCAAATGGCGATGTGCTTATCGTGTCTTGGACAGAAGAAAATCCAAGGAATGGGTTTCATGGGTGAAGTTGACTGTCGAACTTGTAAAGGCACCGGGGTTCAGCCGGTCACAGTTGAAATTGAAACTCCAAAAATTGAAGAGCCGATTGAGAATCCTAAGGCCGATGTAATTGAACTCGTAGAGGCATTAGTTCTCGAGGTTGAAGAAGAAATTCAATCAGATGAAATCAAACATAAAGAACCAACACATCACGAAACTAAGCTTGAACGCTTTAAAAGAAAATACACCAAATCAGCTAAATAAATTCTAGGATGGAATTATGGCCAAGGAAAAAACTCTGATTGAAAAAGTTAAGCGAAAATATAAACCAAGAAAAAAAAATGAATTTGATACTACGATTGTTATAGAGCGACCTAGAACTGGCGCTAAACCTTTCCCTTGGACTGAAGAGTTAGAAAAAGAAATCGCTGATTATATTGCGACACATGCCATATCGTTAAATAAATGTGTTGAGAGCAATCCTCACTGGCCTCAGATTAATTTAATCTTTGAAAGAATTCATAAAAACCCTATTTTTGGAGATATGTATTCAGTTGCTAAACAAAGTCAAGTATTGGTTATGAACGAAAAGACCATGGATGTTTTGGATAAAGTTGAACATAATCCAGAATTAGTTCCTTGGGGCAGAGAGGCAATCAAGCAATACAATTGGCAAGCAGCTCGTCTTAAACCAAGAACATTTGGTGACAAAACTTTCGTCGAAAACACAAATATTAACCAAGAAGATTCTCTCGACGTACTTAAATGACCGAAGAAGAAATAGCTATTAGGCAAAAGCTCAAAGATAACTTTGTGCACTATGCTGTTAAATGTTTGAGTATCAGGTCAAAGTTGGGCGTTATAAAACCTTTCGAATTAAATGTTGCTCAGCAATACATTCACAAACAATTAGAAATGCAGAAGGGGCAAACAGGAAAAGTTCGGGCTCTGATTTTAAAAGGGCGACAAATGGGTTGCTCAACCTATGTCGGTGGACGTTTCTATCACCGTACAACGTTCAATAGAGGAACTCAGTGTTTCATCCTGACTCATGCATTGGACGCTACAAACAATCTTTACAAAATGGCTCAGAGATTTTATGAGAATACACCAAAGCCCGTACAACCTCAGGTATCAACAAATAACTCTAAGGAACTTATATTTGGAAGATTAGATTCGGGATATAAAATTGGAACTGCGGAAAACAAATCGGTCGGACGCTCATCAACCATACAATTGTTCCATGGCTCAGAATGCGCCTTTTGGTCTAACGCTGCTGAGCACGCTAAGGGTATCTTGCAAGCCGTTCCTGATGCCCCTGGAACTGAAATCATTCTCGAATCTACTGCCAATGGTGTCGGAAATTACTTTCATCAAATGTGGCAGAAAGCAGAAGCTGGAATGTCAGATTTCATCGCTATCTTTGTGCCTTGGTTTTGGCAGCCAGAATACCAGCGTGAGGTTTGCCATGGGTTCACACCAACAGAATATGAGATTTCATTAAAAGATAATTATGGGTTGACTGATGAACAGCTAAATTGGCGTCGATTCAAAGTCGTCGATTTGTCGGTCAATGGCCAAGATGGCGAGAAAAGCTTCTGTCAAGAATATCCATGTAACGCAAATGAGGCCTTCCAGCTAACCGGCGAAAATACATTTGTCGATTCTGGAATTGTTATGAGATGTAGAAAAGACGTAGATGCTGAAAAGTTTGGACCTCTTCTTCTGGCTTGTGATCCAGCCCGCTTTGGTGATGACAGGACATCCATCATTATGAGGCAAGGTCGAGTGGCTTTTGGACTTCAGAGCTATACCAAAAAAGATACTATGGAAGTGGTCGGAATACTCGTTCAGCTTATTCGTGAACACAACCCAACAAAAGTTTTTGTAGATGTGGGCGGCCTCGGGGCAGGAGTTGTTGACCGACTTGTCGAGCTTGGCTATAAGGAAATTGTGGTAGCAGTCAATGCTGGCTCCAAACCTCTGGACGGCAAAAGGTATTCAAACAAGAGGGCGGAAATGTGGGGTCTTTGTAAGGCTTGGCTACTTGAAGAACCGTGCACAATCCCGGATGTCGATTCTTTACACGCTGACATATGTGGTATAAAATATAGTTTTGATTCAAACTCAAGACTTGTCATGGAACGCAAGGAAGATATGAAAAGACGTGGCGTTAGGTCTTCAGACGAAGCAGATGCACTTTGCTTAACATTTGCTCTGCCTGTTTCGGCTTTTGAAGCCAAAAAACCTCAGTCAACTTTTCAGAAATCTTTTGCAGACGAACTCAATGCACGGATAGGATATTTAGGATATTAATATGGGTTACAAAGTCTCAAAGATTCACGCCGATAGATTAGATGCAATAAAAAAGAACGTAGAAGACTCTCACGGATACTTTGAAGATAATGCAAAGCGATATCATAAGTTTGTACGTTTTGTCTTTAAGACAGCTCTTGACGACCCTACGATTCAAAATCTTAAGACTCTTCAAAAGCCCCCAATTGAATTTAATATTCTAGAGGCAATCATTTCAAGACTTCGTGGAGAGTTTGCCAAGCAAGAACCTTCAATCAGCGTTAGGGCGGCTGACGGAGTTAGAGTGGATTCATTAACGCCCGAATTTATGGCCACTATGGAAGTTATTGAGGCTCATTTACGAGAGGTATTTTTTGATGCTACGAACGATTCTTTGGAATACAATATCTATTCTGATTTGCTGGCTGGTGGTTATTCTGCTGTTGAGATATACACTGACTATGTAAACGAAATGTCTTTTGAGCAAAAGATTAAAGTAGAGCGCGTATTCGACCCTACCTTGACCTTCTTTGACCCTCTTGCTCGAGAATCTCATAAAGGTGATGGTCGATATTGCGGAAAGATTGTTCCATGGACAGTCGAAGAATTTGAGGCAGAATTTCCAGATATACAATCGAAAGGATTTAACTTTTCCAGAAACCTGGATAGTAGCTTTAATTGGTCTTATAAGAATGCCGAACAAGAAATTGTTCTTGTTTGCGATTACTATGAGAAAAAAGATAAAAAAGTAACCATTGTTAAGTTATCCAATGGTCACATAATCACAAAACATGACTACAAGATTCTGCAAGAAATGTGGGCTGATGCTGGATTTATTGAGCAGTGCCCAATTGTTATTGAAGAAAGAAGAACAGTCATTCAAACCATCTGTCGATATAGATTCTGTGAACTTGGTATCCTGGATTATGTTGAAACGGATTTCAAATATCTTCCAATCATATTCATAGATGGCAACTCTATCAATATGCAGGATGGCGAGAATGGCGCAACTTATCAGATGACGAGACCTTTTGTTTATCACGCCATGGGAATGCAAAAGCTTAAAAACTTTGCGGGTCAAACCATTGGCGCTGAAATCCAGAATATGGTTATGCATAAGTTCAAGGTGGCACTTGAGTCTATTCCAGAAGAGTATAAGGATGCATATAAGAACGTTCAAGTTATGTCGGTATTGGTTTACAACGCATTCTTCGATAAGAACCCCGATGTGCCGTTACCACCTCCACAAGAAATTCAGAGGTCTGAAACTCCAGCTCTTGTCCAGGCGATATTCAATGGCAGTGACCAGACGACCCAGATGATTTTGGGTAGTTACGATACAGCTCTAGCGGCTAATTCAGACGCCCTTAGCGGAAAAGCTATCCAACAGGGCGCTCTGCAGTCAAACGGCGCTGCATTGCCTTATTTGATGGGCTATATTAAGGGTTTGAACAGAATTGCTCAGGTCATGATTGATTTGATTCCAAAGTACTACAGAACGCCGAGAAGTTTACCAATCATGAAGTCAAATGGAAAGCGTTCCTATCAAATAATCAATGACTCGACTCAACGGGATGCGGTCATGATGAATTATGACCCGAATGACTTGTGCGTGAAGGTAGAGGCTGGTGTTAATTCCAGTATTCAGAAACAGATGGCGCTTGAAGAAATCACAGCCATGATGCAAGCGAGCCCAATGTTCTCAGCATTCATTAATGAGAAAGGTCTTGAGACTCTTCTGGATAACATGGATATACGCGGAATAGACCACCTTAAGGTACAAGCTGAAGAGTTCATGAAAGAACAAGAAGACATGAAGAAGCAGCCTCCTCCTCCCTCGGATGCTGAGCAATTTGCTAAAATGGAACTAGAGAAAACTCAAATGCAGACCCAGCAGCGCAAAGAGCAGGCTGAGGGCCAGATGTCGGTTGAAGCCGCCAAGATTGCTGTCGAGAAAGAGAAGGTTCAGCTACAGTTCATTAAGCTTATGGCAGACATCGAAAGCGGAAAAGTAAAGCAAGCTATTGAGCAAGAACGAGTCGACGCTGAAATGGCGAGAGAGGCAATCGATGTGGCTTTGGATATTTCCAAGCATCATAGAGAAGGCCAGAATATGGAAGTGGATATCATTGAATAAAGAAGAGATAGAGAAGATAATTGATGATAAAATTGGTGGCATGAGAGTGTCACTTTTATGCGTTACCGCATATCTAACCGGCGTGTATCCTGATTTTTTAGATACAGTAGCCAGGATGCTTAAAAAAATTGAAAGTGATTTTGGTGGTGAGGAAACGAAACATTAAATGATTTATGTCTGTCGCATGAGGGGAACGCAAATACCTTATTAATTTGCTGGTAATTGA